AAATATGCTGATGTATATGGAAATATCATAGGAAAGTGTGGAGATCTTATATTTACAGCTTCTCAGGTAAAAAAGATAGTAGAAAATGCCCCTCAGACATGGAGGGAAAGGGTTTCATTATCAACAACAGGATTAGACCGGACAGGGTGCGTATTTTGTGGGTTTGGTGCTCATCTGGATCCAGAGCCTAACAGGTATCAGAAATTAAAAGAGATAGAGCCTAAAAAGTATGAATACTGTTTTAAGTCTTGTAGTGAGGGTGGCTTAGGTTTTAATGATGTAATGGATTATATGGGAGTGAATTATAAGTAAATCAGAGAGGGAGGATCCAGAGAGATCCTCTTTTTCTTTTGCCTAAATTTTACTCCAGATCTGGTTATTACTTCTTGAATATAAAAAGGAGGATACAGGACTATGGGATTATCGAGTTTAATTAAGGTGGCTCAGGGAAAGAACGCCGCTAATGTATCTTTTGAGGATGCTTTTCTCAAAGAATATGAGGCGGCTGTAGTTAAGTGTGAGGAGGATGTTAAACAGCCTATTCCACGGGATTACTTTCGCCCCTCTTCTATGTATGGGTGTGAGCGGATGCTTTACTTTATGAGATCGGGGGAGGAACAGGATAAGGAGGAAAGTGATACAAACCTTATGGAGATTTGCCATTCTGGGACAGATAGACATTTAAGAATACAACATATTGTAGAGGCTATGGAGGGTGTAAAAACTCTGGATCTGGAGGAGATGGTAAAAGAAGCTCAGGCAAAAGGTATAAATACAGACTTTGTAGGATGGAATGAAGATCATACAGAGGCAAGATGTAAGAATGATGATCTGAGTATATGGTTCCAGCCGGACGGAGTTTTAAATTTCATGGGTAAAGATGTGATCTTAGAGATTAAAACAGAAAGCACTTACCAGCACTCTAAGAGATATGAGCCTAAGATGGATCACAAGTATCAGGCTACTTGTTATGGACTGGGGTTAGGAATTGATTACATACTTTTCTTTTATGAGGATCGTAATTTCTGTAGTAAGAAGCCTTACCTCTGGAAGATCACAGAGGAAATGAAAGAGGAAGTAAGAGGAAAGATTAGCCGTGTAAACAACTATATAGCTCACAGAGAGGCTCCTCCGGCTGATAAGGATAAATGTACCTATTGTAGATATAAAGAGGCGTGTAAGAGGCTTGAGAGGGCTCAGGAGCCTAACATACAGGATAATAAGACTGTAGGAGGGTGTTTCTGATGGCTGAGAGAAAGAAGAACATGGGTAAGGTCTTTGAGAAAGAGTTTAAGGAGAGTGTCCCGGCTGATTGTTTTCTTGAAAGATATAAAGACGATACCAGTGGCTTTTATGGGGTAAGTAATCCGGCAGACTTCCGGCTATTTAGATTCCCTACACTTATTTTGATAGAGCTCAAAAGTCATAAAGGAAAGAGTTTTCCTTTATCGAAGATTAGACCAGCTCAGAAAAAAGCAATGTTAGCCGCTGTAAAGTATCTGGGTGTGTACGGGGGATACATGATAAACTTCCGGGATCTGGAAGAGACGTATTATTTGACAGTATATCAGGTAGATGATTTTGAGAAAGCTGGAGAGAGAAAAAGTATTCCTGTAGAGTTTTGTAGGGAGAATGGTATCAGGATCCCGTCAGAGAAGAAAAGAACCCTGTATAAATATGATCTGAGCTCATGGCTTAAAAGATATGAGTTAAGTGTGGAGGTGAGATAGATGGGAGTGTTAATGGATATTAGTCAGGTTGGAAAGCATTGTGAGACAAAGGCAGACAGTACCCTTAATAACATGAAGAAAGCGGATCTGATCCAGTATATAAGAACCTTAGAGCATAATTACAATGTTGCTGTAGATTTTAACATCCAGCAAGTGAAAAACTTTCAGAGGATGGAGGACAGGATTGTAAAAGAGCTGGAGGGGTGCAGTATTGTAATGTCTACTGAGAGTGTCCCTCACAGATATTTTAAGGCGGTAAGCGTAAAGAGAGCCGTGGACATTGTGAGGAGAGGAGGAGTATCTCATGGGAGTAAATAAGGCGGTAGTTATAAAGTGGTTAGAGGATAGTGGATTTACTAAGTGGGCTGTATGTAGAAATGGTTACAATACAGAGGATCAGTATATAGACGAGGATGGTATTAACATCTGGATTAACTGGGAGTCTGGTAACTTCCGTTTTGCGTGGGTGATTCCTCATACAGTGTTTAAAATTGTAAGCGGTGATATGTCTCCTGTATGGAGATTGGATCATCTGGAGAAGATGTATAACAAATTTTTACGGGAGGTTACAGTTCATGGCAAGTAGTGAGAAGCTCAAAAAGCTGATTGAAGAAGTCCGGGAGGAGAGCTCTGTAGCTGTACAGTTCAGTGAGAAGCTCACAAAAGAATACAGTGAGGATCTTGATAACGCTATTAAGGAGCTGGAGGTTATCGTGGACAGCATTGGAGAGAGCTCTATAGAGGATATTCCAGATACACAGCTTGAGTATTATTGTGTTAAGATCCCGGCTCTCATGTATAGAGCTGGAGTGAAGCTGGAAGAGTTTGGACTCATGGCAGATATAAGCTCCAGTCAGAAAAGACAGGGATACAATGAGGCAATGTTAAAGGTATCCGGGACAGTACAGGAGAGAAAGGCAAGAGTAGAACAGCTCACAGAGGATAAGGCTCTTGTAGAGGTTATTTACAAGAGAACCTATAACAGCCTGAGAGGAAAGCTGGACATGGCTGAGAAGATGTATAGCGGCTTAAAGAAAGCCTTATCTAAGAGGATCTCAGAGAGTGATCTGGACAGGTTTAGTAAAGACAGCTATGTGAGGAGAAATGAGGAGGATTAAGATGAGCGAAAAGAGATATGAGGTATTAGATGAGTGTAATCATGTGATTGCTACAGGGATGGATCTTAGAACAGCTTTGCTGTTAATGAAAGCCTTTTGTGAGGAGTATTACATGGAAACAGTTAAGTTGACTTTAAAAGAATTGGATAGATGTGATACGGATAAGGAGGCTACACAGGAATGATAGTAGATATTCTGGGAACTGAGTATACAGTAACAAGAAATACCTCAGCTATTGAGGGAATGGGTGCTGATGGAATTTGTCAGGCATACAACAGAAAGATCATTTACAGAGATCTTAAGGATTTTCTGGAAGATATAGACTCAGTATCAGCAAAGAAATTAAGAAGAGATGAGGTAATAAGACATGAGGTTATTCATGCTTTCTTTGCTGAGTCTGGCTTATCAAAATATGGAGATGATGAGGTACTTGTAGACTGGATAGCTAAGCAGATGCCTAAGATCAATGAGGCAGTAAATAAGATCTTAAAATCTGAGGAGGATTAGATAAATGTCAAGTGGTGGAAAATTAAGAAAAATGGTATCAAGATACAAAGAGGCTCAGATGGTTGAGGATATGATCCGTGAGGAAATGGAGCACTCAAAGGAGAAAGAGAAATCTGAGGAATATGAGGATATTCCTGTACATGGTTATTATATTTATGAGTGCCGGGAGTGTGGAGCTGTTTATAAAATGTGGCTTGAAAAGGGCTTAGAGGATACAGTACAGGATAGGAAGTATCCAGAAAAACACAAGCCTGTACCTTTTGGGATCAGATGTAAATGTGGTAGCTTTGACTGTTTTCATATTTTATGGGGATTTGAAGCTACTGAGGAGTATGATCTCCTCAAAAAGGGAGAGAGTTACTTTAAGAATGATCCTAAAGAGAAGTGTGGAGTTCCTGTATTGCAAAAGGCGTATCCTGATAGACACGCCTTTATACGTGAGTATGTAGGAAAGTAGGGAGAGCTATGGATTTTATGGATAAAACTAACGCTTTCCTTGAGAAGCTGGAAGAGTCCGGGATCAGTATATCTAATCAGGACGGGGAAACGGCTGTGATCTGTGAGGATTGTGTAGCAGTAATAAGTAAATCAGGAGATAAGGTAGCAGTTGACTTTGTAAATCAGATAGAGCGGCTGGACTATAAAGTAGGATTTACTCAGAAAGATGTGGAGGATTTTATGATCCTTGAGGAGCTTATGGGAGGTGCTGAGAATGTCTGAGATTGATGATCTGGTAGCAAGTGTGAATAAAAAGTATAAAACAAATATTGTGAGAAAAGCCTCTGAGCTCAAGAGTGTGGAGTTTATCCCGTATAGCTCCCCTAAGATGAATTATCTCACAAGAGGAGGAGTCCCGGTGAGGAGAATGATAGAGCTTGTAGGACTCCCTCAGAGTGGAAAGACAACTACTACACTGGATGTTGTAGCAAACTTTCAGAAGAAGTACCCGGACAAGTATTGTGTGTATCTGGATGCTGAGAATACAATAGACAAAGAATGGGGAGAGACTCTGGGGGTAGATTGGAGTAAGGTCATACTGATCCAACCTGAGAGCGAATATGGGGAGGAGCTTCTTGATATGCTCTTAGATTACATAAGATCCGGTAAGATAGGCTTAGCAGTCTTAGACAGTGCTCCTTTTATTGTACCTAAGGCGGTACAGGAGAAAGGATTGGATGAGAAGAGTTATGGCGGTAACAGTGCTCTTATGAAAGCCTTTTGTGATAAGGTTATTCCTCTTTGTAAAAAGTTTGAGTGTACCTTTTTGATGCTTAACCAGCTTAGGGAGAATGTGGGAAATCCATATAAGCCGTATAAAATTCCTTGTGGCACAGCAATAGCTCACGCCTCCTCACAAATCTTGTGGTTTACAAAGGGATCCTTACTTGATGAGAAAGGTGAGGAGAAAAGTAGTACATATTCGGATCCGGTAGGAAATGTGGTAAATGTCCGTGTAGAGAAAAACAAGGTTACAAAGAATGACAGGAGACTGGACAGCTACACTCTCAATTATTTCCGGGGGGTGGATGATGGTACAGATACTATTGATCTGGGAATAAAGCTGAATGTGATTGAACAGTCCGGGGCATGGTTTAAGGTTCCTGTTAGTGATGGATCAGAGAAGAAGCTACAGGGCAGAGCCGGAGTAATCAACTACTTTTATAATGATCTGGATGAGTTTGAATGGTTAAAGGCAAAGGTAAATGAGAAAGCAATGGAGTAATAACTGGAGGAGCTGAGAGGCTCCTCTTTTTGTGAGGAAACTAAAAGAAAATTTTAAAAACCTATATAAAATCTATTGACATATTACCACAAAGGTATATAATATCTAATATAAGGAACAGAAAAACAGATAATAAACCGGGAGGTAATAGATATGACAATCAAGAGATTAAGAAATGCAAAGTTTGGTACTGATAAGCTCCATGTAGTAGTTACAGGCTGGGCTTTCTATGAAGAGGGTAAGGGTTATGTAGCTTACAGCTCAGATAGAGATGAGTTCGGTATCTTAGCTCCATATATTCCTTGTGGAGGAAAAAGAGCTTTACAGGCTATCTTAAATGCCGGAGGCTTCTGTAGCTTTGATGGTATGGAGTATGTAAAGGAGTTGGGAGCCTGAGGGCTCCCGGAAAGGTGGAAGTTATGACAATCAAAGATTTAGAGTTTGAAAAGATCCAGAGCTATGATCCTTACAATGACAGAGCAAAGAGTAACGGGATGGTTACAGAGTGGGTAGCCCGGAATGGTTGGGGAAATGCGGTAGCTTTTGGTTATACAAAGGCTGAGTGTGTAGCAGATGCCCGTAGATATTGTAGATGTAATTGAGGAGGAGAGTATGGAAAATTCAAAAGCTATTATTCTGTTAGCTCAGTACATGGGAATAGATAAAGCTACAGCGGCTCACATGGCTACAGGAAAGGGTATCATCCGGGAGGGTGATACATATGAAGCTCAGGTATTCAAGGAAGAAATTACAATCTTTAAGAACGGGGAGGAACTTTACAGTATCCGGGAGAAAGATTTTAAGATTATTCTTAAAAGCCCAGGAGATGTAAGAAAAGAGCTTACCTCATTTGCTACAGAGGAAGAGGCTGAGAGTTTCTGTAAGGAGAACGGCTGGGAGTGGATAGACGAAAACGGTTTTATGTGGGATATGGATTATGAGGAGGTGGACTTATGTTAGAGAAGAAAATCAGACGGTATAAGTTAATGGATGCTCATAGAGAGCTTGTAAGAACTGGAAAGCTGTATGAGGCTCACTTAGTTCTGGAGCTTCTGAGAAAGGGAAAACTTAAGCTGTATTTAGGGGATGCGGATTGGAACGTAGAAAAGTTGTGTGAGGATCTGGGCTGTAGATTTGGCTATAATAATCGGGGATATACAGCAATGGTTTATATTTAAACTGTAAAGATTTGTGGTATAATTACCTCAAAAATTGAGGAGGTAATTATACCATGAAAACTGGTTTGGGAGACTGGTGGGATAATTTTGCTCAGGAGTCAGAAGAGATAGCACAAAGAAATGAGAAAAGAAGAAAGGAGGCTGAGGAAAGGTATAATCAATATTTAAAAGAACAGGAGGAAGAGAGGTTGAAGAGATTAGAGGAGTTGCAGAAACATTATAATTTTATAGTAACAGATGAGATTGTTCCAGCATTGGAGAGGCTTGAGGGACTGGCTGTAAATAAATATCGTATGGATGATTATTCTTATCAGGATAGTTTTGAAAAAGTGTGGATTTCTGTACAGCATGAGGTTGATCTTTATGAGGAGGGAGAGGAAAGTCCGCTCAATAAAAATTCTTGTAGAGGGGCTAAAAATTGGCTTAATAGTTTTAAACATTTATGTTAGAGGTGAATTGGTATGAGGATAGATGAGAGGATATATCTGTATAAGAAGATCTATAAAGACAGTCCGGCGGTAGCTCCAGTAGTAGATTTGATGAATAAAACAGACTGGGTTACTGGAGATCCTTTTGAGAGACTGGAGGCACTAAGAGAGCTCAATACAGAGCTCTCAGACCTCTATCAAGTGTCTATCCCGGTTATAACAGTCTGGGTAAGGGATGATAACTATGTACAGGCTACAGGGGAGATATACCTCACTGAGCCGGATCTTGAGAGTTTCTTACATCAATTCAGACACCACTTACAGAACATAGAGAGAAGATATGAGCGGCGTGGGTTGACCGCTGAGGGAGCCGGGAGAGAATACTGGAGAGTACCATATCAGGACTGTATTTATAGAATGTATGGAGAGGATGATAGTAGGGCGTGGGCTCGTTTTGTGATTGATGCGGCGGTAAATAGGTAGTATAATATACTCAAAATTTAAGGAGGATAAAGGTGTATGAAGTGTCCTAAATGCGGTAGTGAAAATGTGACTGTACAGGTAGTTAATGAGACAGAGCTTAAGGAGAAAAAACATGGGTTTTTATGGTGGCTTTGTGTCGGTTGGTATTGGGTTCCGTTAAAGTGGATATTCTTGTTTTTTCCGGCATTGATTGTAAAAATCTTTGCACCTAAGAAATATAAAACTGTGAACCACCAAAAGAAAATTGCAGTATGTCATGAGTGCGGTAAGAGTTGGAAAGTAAAATGATATCAGTAAAGAGGATCTCAGAAAAAGAGTTGAGATCCTCTTTTTTTTTTGTCTAAAAGTTGAGGAGATTCTGGTTACTACTCTATGAGAAAGGAGTTGAGGCAGTAAATGAAAGCTCATTGGAGTGATGGACATTTATACTCAGGAGACAGGTTAAGAAAACTACAGGCTAAACACTATTTCCTGATAGATACAGGAGCCGGAGAAAAGGTTTTTCTATATCTGTATGATGCTGAGCGTTATTGTATGGATCACAAGTTAAATCCTGATGAGGTGATTAAGTCAGGAGATCCTGAGACATGGCTTAGGGCGGTAAAGCTGGCACAGGTAAAAGCTATAACATTAAAAGAACAGGGTGAGAGACTGAAAAAGCTCATGGATGAGGCAGACCGGGAGATTGATAGACTGGTAATTATCAGAGATAAACATAAGGAGACTCAGCTAAGAAACTTTGATAGAGAGTTTGATATTGAACAAGTAAGAAATGCAGTAGCTAAGAGATCCGGGCTGTATGCGGCTTATAAGGATACAATGGACAGACATTTTTACTTTAATCAGATTGTACTCTTAGCAAGAAAGCCATGAGGAGGTGATAGATATGAGCGTGAACGGTAGATTTAATAACACTGACTGTTTACCAGTAACCGGGAAAGACGGAAAAACTCAGTGGATCTTTAAGTTAGAGGATCTCAGAGAGGTAGTCCCTGAGGATGTGTATGAGGCTATAGAGGGATTTACTGAGGCGGCAAAGGATGAGGCTGTAGATGAGTTTCTGGAGAACTGGGAGAAAGAGGCAGAGATAGCCGCTGATGGGTATTTATCACTCCTTAGAACTACCAGAGAGGATTTGGAGGATGTTATTAGTAAAGGAGAGTCTGGACTGGGTAAAAAGGAGATCCTGATTAAGTTAAAGCGGATCCGTCAAAATATAAATAATAACTTGTAGGAGGTACAAGATGAGAGACTGTAGTGAATGCTGTAGTGATAAAACAAATTGCGATAGATGTAGAGATAATCCTAAGTATTCAGATTATCCTACAAGTTCCTATTTTTCTAAATATAAACCAGTATGTCCACAGGGGTATACTGATTGTGTATGTGATCCGGCTTATCTTAAGTGTTATCATCCACTGTATTATAAAAATACTTATGGAGATTTAACGCCTGAGGAAGTAGCTAAAAAGAATTGTTCTATAGATGATGATTATTGTTATGATGATGAGGATAAGTAGGAGGGTATGAGATGAGAGCAAGAGTGATTGTTACAAAGAAATGTAACCGGAAGTGTAAGGGGTGCTGTAATGAAAGACTGGGCTTAATTGATAAGGTGAGTTTTGAGGATCTTTTCAAGTATGAGGAGATTTGTATTACCGGGGGAGAGCCTATGTTAATGTCTGAGCGTGTAGTGGAGATGATTCACAGATTACGTTTACAGGGGTATACAGGTAAGATCTGGCTCTATACAGCAAGTAGCAGAAAGTTAAAAAGTTACTGGGCTTGTAAGATGCTGATTGATGCTGTGGACGGTATTACTTATACAATTCATCATGGAAAGATGGAGACAGTAAAGAGGGATCTTACTGATCTGAGACATTTAGATACATACCTGAAAGAGTCTGACAGATCCGGTAAATCAGACAGGTTATACATTGATAGCCGGGTATTTAATCAGGATTATGTAGACAGTCTGAGCTATAACTGGGCGGTGGTTAAGTCTCTTAAGTGGAGTATGGATGATTGTCCATTACCTGAGGGAGAGGAGCTTGTATATTATGATCTGGAGGCTGAGGGGTAATGAGATATCATAACATAACTAAGGACGATATGTTAAACGGGGACGGCTTAAGAGCTGTCCTCTGGTTAGCCGGATGTGAACATCATTGTAAAGGCTGTCAGAATCCTATTACATGGGATCCTAAAGGTGGTATAGAGTTTGATGAGGCGGCAAAGGCTGAGTTATTTGAGCTGTTAGAGAAAGACTATATCTCAGGTATTACATTTTCTGGAGGAGATCCTTTAGCTCCTTACAATGCTCCTGAGGTAGGAAAGCTCATTGAAGAGATAAAAGGGAAGTATCAGGGGAAAACAATATGGATTTATACAGGGTATATGTGGGAGGAGATCTTGTGGTTATATCCTGAGATCCTGAGAAAGATTGATGTACTGGTAGATGGTGAGTATGTGGAATACTTTAGAGATACCTCTCTGAGATGGGTGGGATCAGCGAACCAGAGAGTTATTGATGTACAGGAAAGTTTAAAGGGAGTGGAGGTTGTTTTACATGGAATACATGAACAGGGCAGAACGCCGGAGAGCGAAGAGACAAGGTGAGAAAGTAAGTAAGCCACCTGTATATAACTATACTCCCGGAACCTTAAGAAATCAGCTTGATTATGAGGCAAAGGCTGACGTAAGAGAGAAACTCAAAAAGGTTAGAGAAGAGGCTACAGCGGATGCTATCAATACAGCTATGATGCTTTTACTTACTCTCCCCTGTAATGTGCTCATAGATAAATACTGGAAAGATGAGCCGGAAAAAGTACAGGAGTTTCTTGATACAGTTCTGGATCAGTATACACGCTGGCAGAATGGGGAGCTTAGTATAAATAAACTGAGAGCGGATCTGTGGGAGATTGGTGGTATCAGATTGGAGGAAAAGACAGTGGGTTATAAGAATCAGAAAGAGTTGGATAAGATCAATGAGAAGTTAAGAGCCATAAGAGAGGACTTAGAGATCACACGGATCACAGCCGGAGGTGATAAGGTTATACAGTCTGTAGGGCTTACTGTAAAAGAAAAGGGTAACAAGGATCTCATTAAGAAATTGAAAGATCTGGGATTTGAAAAGAAAAGAAGAAAGAAAGTAGTTGAGAGAGGCACTGACACAAACTATGCCGGATACTCTTATTTACTGATTATGGAGAAAGATTTACAGGAGGCTGAGGGATGAAATTTTGTAAATTAACTCCTCCGGTTGGAGCTTGTAGAATGTGCGTTGATACATGGGAGACATTTAGCGGAAATGTGGATCAGATGCCTGATTGTAATACTTGTACATACAATACTCAAGAGTATAAAATTTTGGATTTTGTTCATACATTGTTTGGATCTTATGCGTTGGTAGAAGCTGGAGGGAAAGTACAGAGAGTAAGTATTTCACGAATTAAAGATTTGAGGGAGGGTAAGGGATGAACACAATAAAACTGAGTAGTACACAGGAAAAAAGACTTGCTAAGAATATAGGAGGGAGACAGGTGATAGGATCCGGCTCTACTCCTTTCCTGAAAGGGGATGTAATTACCTCAGATCTCTTTATAGAGGCAAAGACAAAGGCAGTAGAGAGTAAATCTATCTCAGTTAAAAAAGCATGGTTAGAAAAGGCTCAGGAGCAAGCCTACAGCATGAGAAAGAAAGACTATGCTTTAGCTATCTCTTTCGGGGATGGAAAAGATTATTATGTGATTGAGGATAGTCTTATGGAGGATCTGTATAAGAGTAGAGCGGCTCTGGAGGCTGTAATTGAGTCTCTGGGAGGATTAGAGGATCCGCTGGTAGATTTACCAGACTTGAAAGCAAGTGGTGTAAGAGCGTTGATAAGGAGGAAATTAGGTAATGAGTAAAGATTGGTGGGGAGATGATGATAAGTGTGGAGAGTGCATTTATAA